GATCCTCCGCTGTCGGTATCGGGTAACTTGTATGAAACTCGAAGTGAAAACTGGATGAGAGGTGCCGAAACACTGGACTTTATTAAACGCAGGCTAGCATCTACTTACCAACACTATAACTTCAATGATTTGTTACTTATTGGTCATTCAAACGGTGGGGATATTTCCTCCTGGATTGCGAATGCCGGCAAGAATTATGTTGATACCTTGATCACACTTGACCATCGTCGCGTTCCCCTGCCTAGAAATAAAGATATTAAAGTCCTCTCAATTCGAGGCACTGATTATCCGGCTGACGATGGCGTATTGCCCTCACCTAAAGAGGCAGATGAGTACGGTATGTGCATTAAAGAAATACCAAAATCCGGGCATAACGACATGACTGATTACGGTCCTCAATGGCTTATGCATGTTTCGGATGAATCCGAACACTCATTTCGGTTCAATCCGATCACCCATTTCGGTTTAAACCGATCACCTGTTTCGGTTTTATCCGATCACTTTTAGCCTTTTTCCGAAATCACTGTTCGGATTGCCGAAATCGGTGATCGGAATGCCGAAATACCGTTCTTTTTCTAACTAAATCAACTGGTAAGCTCAACTCAACGCAACTGCATTGAGGAATGGCTGACCATGGCTAGAAAGAGAACCCAAATGAGTAAGATAAAAGACATCCTGAGACTTCGGTTTGATGCTGGACTCAGTTTGAGAGACATCAGTAAATGCTTGTCTGTTGGCCCCGCGACCGTTAGCGAGATTTTATCGCGCTTTGCTGCCAGTGAACTCACCTGGCCGTTGCCTGATGAGTGCAGTGACACTGAGCTTGAGGCTGCTGTATATAGAGGCCGGAATGTGTCCCGCGCCAAACGCCAGCCAGATTTTTATGAAATGCATCAAGAGCTCAAGCGTAAAGGGATGACAAAGCTACTGTTGTGGCGCGAGTACCGGGAAAAGGACTCAGCCACTGCCTATGGTTACACGCAGTTCTGTGAGCACTATCGCAGTTGGCGCAAGACCCAAAAGCGCAGCATGCGACAATTACACCTTGCCGGCGATAAACTGTTTATCGATTACTGCGGCCCGACAGTGCCTATCCTCAATCCCGATACCGGTGACGTTCGCTATAACGCACAAGTCTTCGTGGCAACCTTAGGTGCTTCAAATTACACCTATGTTGAAGCCGGGCGTTCACAGCAACTGGAAGACTGGATCATGGCGCACGTACGCGCCTTTGAGTTCTTCGGTGGCGTACCACAGCTACTGGTGCCGGATAATCTGCGCTCGGCGGTCACCAGGGCAAACCGCTACGCACCGGTGTTAAATGAAAACTATGCGCGCATGGCGCGTCATTACAACACCGCCATCATGCCTGCCCGACCTTATAAACCCAAAGACAAATCAAAAGCAGAAAACGCCGTTCTTATCGTCGAGCGGTGGATCTTAATGCGTCTGCGACATGATCACTTTTATACGCTATCCAGCCTTAATCAGCGGATCCGGGAGCTGCTGGTTGAGCTTAATCACCGTCAGCAACGCGTTCACCCGGGCTCACGGCACGAACTTTATATCCGTCTTGATAAACCAGCGCTAATGCCGTTGCCTGCGTATGGCTATCAATACATCGACAGTAAACAAGCCCGGGTCGGACCGGACTACCATGTTCTGTACGCTAAGCACGCTTACTCTGTACCCCACAACCTGGTCGGACAGACCGTTACACTGGAAGCAACAGCGCAAATCATCTGCTTTTACTATCAGGGTAAGGTCGTGGCACAGCACCCCAGAAAACATCAGCCCGGCGCGTTTAGTACGATTAAAGAGCATATGCCGGATGCTCACGTAAAACAGCGCTGGGGTGTTGAGCGCCTGCTTGGCTGGGCTGAAACCATCGGCAGCGGCACTCGTGCGGTTATCGCAGCCCAACTGGCTCGTCGACAACATCCGGAGCAGGCAATAAAAAGCTGCCTCGCCATCCTTAATCTGGGCAGTAAATATGGACAGGAGCGGCTTGAAGCCGCCTGTCAGAAAGCGCTAGTGCTCGAGCAACCACACCGCAAGGTCATTCTGAACCTGCTGGCAAATAATAAAGAGCAAGACCTCACGCATACCGAAGCCGACGACTCGCCGGCGGTTAACCATCCCAACATCCGTGGACAACACTACTACCAATAAGGACGATCATTATGAGTTTATCATCACTCCATGAACAACTGCGTGCATTACGGCTGGGGCACTTCTCTCAGGCGTTACAACAGCAGCAAGAGCAACCGGATACCTATACCGACATGAGCTTCGAAGAGCGTCTCGGTCTGCTTGCCACCCACGAAATACTGTGCCGTGACAACACCAAAGTAAAACGTCTGACCCGCCAGGCAAAGCTGCGCTTCGATGCCCGCCCGAGCGGTATCGATTACCGCAGTGGGCGTGGGCTTAAGAAAGAAAAAATAGCGGCGCTACTAAGCGGGCAATATCTGCACTACAACCAGAACATTATCATCACCGGGGCAACAGGCTGTGGTAAAACCCACCTAGCTTGTGCGCTGGCAACGCAGGCCTGTGAACAACATCACAGTGCTCGTTATTACCGCCTCGGAGAGCTGCTGGATGAGTTACACGTTGGACATGCTGACGGCTCTTACCGACAGCAGTTGAATACCTTAGCGAAGCGTAAACTGCTTATCCTTGATGACTGGGGCATGGAGAAGTTAAGTGCTCGTCAGGCGAATGACCTGCTTGATGTGATGGAAATACGCTACCAACAATCCAGTACCATTATCGCCAGTCAAATCCCCACCAGCGAGTGGTACAAGCTGATACCCAGTCCCACCATTGCCGACGCCTTACTTGACCGCTTATTGCACAACAGTCACCGAATCGAACTGACAGGAGAATCCATGAGAAAACTAGACCAATCCGATCACTTAGCGTAAAAAGAGGGTTATGAAAAAGAACGGCTAACAGGTGATCGGATAACTCCGGAATCGCTGTTCGGATTCACCGAAATACGCACCACGACCAAAATCAAGCGCAACGTCGATGTAATTTATTGGTTCAACGATGTTTTTCTTCATTGCCGTTTACCCCTCTGCCGAGGAACCCTATTCGATTCTTCGAGCACCTCGTTTATGGACGTAAACTCGTTTTTTTCCGCTGTTGTCGCCGCAATTACATCGCTCAAATCGCCAACTACTGAATAGAGTTTTAGGAATGACTCCAATGAAATCGTGCCCTGTTGTTCAAACTTGCGCAGCGTTGGCAAAGGCACGCCCGAGCGTTTTGCCAAACCTGCTTGCGTTAGTTCTAACTGCAGGCGCCGCTCACGAACATTATGGGCGATTTTTCTAGCAGCTTTGGTAGGCATTACAAGTGATACCATAATATTACTATCGATACTATTTTGGACTTAATTGATACAATCAATACTGACCAGTTTCAATACAAGTACCTTGAAGAAACCACATTTACTAATAACTCTGGAGCAACAGCTGAAGGTTCAGCTCTTGGAGAAAATGCATTAGCATTTACTGAGAAAACAGAGAACATTAGAAAAATTGGTTCATTCTTACCAGTTACTGAAGAGTTACTTGCTGATGTTTCAGCAGTACAGGGTTATCTTGATTCAAGATTACAAACAATGGTTCAACTAGCTGTAACTGACCAGCTTCTTGCTGGTTCTGGTTCTGGTTCAAACTTGACAGGTCTATTAAATGTTTCTGGAATCAATACATTTGATTTCAGCTCATTCAGTGGAAACCTAAAGAGAATTGGACAAATTTATGAAGCAATCACTGAAATTCAGAAGGATAGCTTCTTAACACCAGATGCAATAGTTATGCACCCTTCAGACTTTTACCAAGTCGTAACTGAAGTCAATGCAGTAACAACAAGTGGTTCATTGAATCCACTATTTGTTGGTGCTGGACAATTCGGTGGAGCTGTCGGTAACACTCTTTGGGGATTACCAATTGTTCTTGATACTACAAGACCAGCTGGTACTGCAATTGTTGGTGTATTCGGTGGTGGACAAGCATGTCATATTGTCGCAAGACAAGGTATGGAAGTTGCAATGTCTGATTCACACGATGAGAACTTTGTAAAAGATATTATGGTAATGAAGGCAACAGTCAGATTGGGATTCCCAGTTTATAGACCAACTGCATTCTGTTCCATAACAAACATCTAAGCAATTAGATTATGACTATAATGAGCCATCATTCGTATGGTGGCTCAATAGTCGGAGAGGAAAAAATGGAATTAAAAAAAGATATTTACATGAATGATGCTGGAGAATGTGTAGAGACAACTGGTGGACTTCCTAAAGGTTGGGCTAAAGGTAAGCTCATGGGGAAAAAAGGTCAAGAGATGTCTGATGCAGATTACAAAGCATTAAATATCATTGCTACAAAAGCAAAAGCTCCAAAAGAGAACAAAGGTAAGTAAAACTAAATGGCAGTAGTAAATGGATATACTACTCTAGCCGAACTTAAAAGCTACATTGGGTTGAGTGGTTCTGGACAAGACACCAACTTGGAGAATGCTATAAATGGTGCAAGTAGGCAGATAGATGCAATAACTGGCAGATTCTTTTATCAGACAAGTTCTGAATCAAAGTTCTTTACTCCAGATAATGTTCTATTCCTAGAAGTACCAGATATATCTACACCAAGTGGATTAGTCGTGCAACTTGATACAACAGATGATGGTTCGTATGATACGACACTTACAATCAATACAGACTTTTATCTAAAACCAATCGATGCTGGTAATCAAGTTGATGGAGAAGAGTTTGCACCAATCACTGAGATTGCAATACTTGATACCAGAAGCTCAGAGAGATTCGACCCAACGATAGTTAAGAATGTAAAAGTTACAGCACAGTTTGGATATAGTGCTGTTCCTAAAGCAATCAAACAAGCAACCCTTATACAAGGGCTAAGACTATTCAAAAGAAAAGATGCACCATTCAATATTCTAGGTAACGAGCAAACTGGTCAGATTGAACTATTCAATAAGTTCGACCCAGATGCAAGAGAACTTATCAAAGGTTACATCAAGAACAAACTCTAATGGCAGAAACAGGTATTACAGTCAAGATAACTGGTGCTGAGAGTCTAAGGAAAAGATTAAAAGCTAACAATCTTATGATGACTCCACTTCGTAACTATCTCAATGGTTATGGAAAAGTAATCAAAGAAAAATCAAAAGTACATGCTCCAGTTGATACTGGTGCTTTGAGAAGAAGTATTAAATACACAAGAGTAAAACCACAAGGAAGAATACCTAATAAGACAA